CGAGGCGACGCAGGAAGACATTGATGCATTTTATCGCATGTGAGGGAGGGCGAGTAGATGGCAGAAAGTATCCGTGGGATCAACGTCGTCATTGGTGCCGACACAACGGGGCTGTCGAAAGCCCTCAGCGACGTCAACAAAAAATCAAGAGACATCCAATCCGAACTCAAGCAGGTCGAGAGGCTCCTGAAACTCGACCCATCAAATACAGAGCTGGTCGCCCAGAAACAAAAGCTGCTTGCTGACGCGATCGAAAATGCCCGCGAGAAGCTGGATCGGCTCCGCTCTGTGCAGGAGCAGGTGAACGAGCAGTTCCAGCGCGGCGAAATCAGCGAAGGGCAGTACCGGGCTTTCCAGCGGGAAACTGAGAAAACACGCCTTGAGCTCGAAAAGCTCGAGCAGCAGCTGCGCGATATGGAGCCGGCCGTTGAATCGTTTGGCGAGAAAATGCAGAAGGCTGGTGACAAGCTCAAGTCCGCCGGCGAGAAAATGACTGACGCCGGTAAGAAGCTCTCCATCGGTGTGACGGCACCGATCGTCGGGCTCGGTACGGTTGCCACAAAAGCGGCTGTCGACTTTGAGAGCGCCTTTGCCGGCGTCCGCAAGACGGTCGACGCGACCGAGGAAGAGTTCGCGCAACTGGAACAAGGCATCCGAGACATGGCGAAGCGCATGCCGGCCTCGGCGACCGACATCGCAGCCGTTGCGGAAGCGGCCGGCCAACTCGGTATTGAAACGGACAACATCCTTAAATTTACCGAGACGATGATAGGCCTTGGTGAGGCGACAAACCTGACGGCCGAAGAAGGCGCGACGCAGTTTGCACGGTTTGCGAACATCGTCGGGATGTCGCAGGGGGATTTTGACAAGCTCGGCAGCACGGTGGTAGCGCTCGGAAACAACTTCGCGACGACTGAGGCCGAGATCGTGGAGATGGGTATGCGGCTCGCCGGTCAGGGTGCGCAGATCGGCATGACCGAGGCGCAGATCATGGCGCTGGCAGCGGCCATGTCGTCGGTCGGCATCGAGGCCGAAGCCGGCGGCACGGCCATGAGCACGACGCTCAAAAAGATGCAGACGGCCGTGTCGTTGGCCGGTGAAGATTTGGACAAGTTTGCGGCTGTCGCCCGCATGTCCGCCGAAGACTTTGCGGCGGCGTTTTCCGCCGATCCAGCTGCCGCGCTCCAGGCATTTATCGACGGTCTGGCCGCGTCCAGTGCCGCTGGCGAAAACCTGACGGTTATCCTCTCCGATCTCGGTATAACCGGCATTCGCGAGTCCGACACGCTCTTGCGCCTCGCCGGTGCCAACGATACGCTGCGCGACGCACTCTCCACGGCGACGGGAGCATGGGAAGAAAATATCGCGCTTCAAAAAGAAGTTGAACAGCGATATGGTACCACCGAGTCGCAGTTCCAAATGTTCCAAAACAAGTTGCAAGACGTAGCCATCACGCTGGGCGAGGCGCTGCTCCCGGCGCTGATGGATCTGTTGGATGCCGCGAAGCCGTTCATCGACATGCTGGCGGACGCCGCCCGCTGGTTCGCGGACCTCGATGAAGGCACGCAAAAGGTGATCATCGGGATCGTCGGCTTTGCGGCCGCGCTGGGTCCGATATTGATGCTGTTGGGGCCGATAGTCTCGGGCGTCGGCAGCCTGGTTTCCGGTATCGGCGCGCTCATCTCGGCAGCAGGGGGTGCAGCCGGCGCCGCCGGAGGGCTCGGTGGGGCGTTGGGAGCGATGACCGGGCCCGTTGGGCTTACGATTGCGGCAATTGCCGGCTTGGTGGCCGGTCTGATCGCTCTCTACAACAAGAACGAGGACTTTCGAAAGTTCGTTGATGAAGCCTGGGTCAAAATCAAAGACAAGATCAATGGCGCTGTCAAGGCTATCCGCGATTTCGTGGAGCCGTACATCCGTGACATGGTCAAGTTCGTAAAGGGCCAGCTCGACGAATGGCGGAAGTTCTGGGAGAAGAACGGCGAGCAGATCCTGTCCATCGTAAAGCGCGTATGGGACCAAATCAAGGCCAACATTGACCTTGCGCTGGGTATCATCAAGGGACTATTCGAGATGGTGTGGCCGATCATCGAGGGTGTTGTCAAGGTTACATGGGAGCACATGAAGCTCATCATTTCGACGGCCCTCGATGTGATCCGGGGCATCATCGATTTTTTCTTGGCGGTGCTGCGCGGCGACTGGAAGGCTGCGTGGGAGGCGGTCAAGGACACGGTGCGCAATATCTGGGGCAACGTCGAGACGTTCTTGCGCAACATCAACCTCAAAGAGATCGGCAAAAACATCGTACAAGGATTTATCGATGGGATCGGCTCGATGGTCGGAGCACTCCGGGATCGAGTCAAGGGCATCGCTGACGCCGTGACTGGCGGGCTGAAAAATGCGCTTTCGATCAGATCACCGTCCCGCGTGCTGATGCAGCTCGGCGAGTACACCGGCGAGGGCTTCGCGCTCGGTCTCGAGCGCACCATCGACGCGGTGCGCCGAGAGGCGGCCGAGATGGCCGCTGCGGTCACCGGTGGTCTCAGCGGGCTGTCGGCGCCGGGTGTCGCGGTGGCCGGCGGCGGAGTCGGAGCGGCGCGTGTGACGAACGTGACCATGGAGGGCATGTTCGCCGGGGCGAATTTCTACGTCCGGTCTGACGCGGACATACAGGCGATCGCGCGCGAACTGTATCGACTCCAGCAAGGCGCATTGAGGGGGGCGGGGTTGGCATGATCAACGGCGGTTTTGTTCTGGGCGGTGTGCCGGCCAAAGAGCTCGGCATTATCATGATCAGCACATCCCGCCGCCCGATCCTGCCCAGCACGGTCGACCGGACGATGGCGATACCGGGCCGGCATGGCGCGTGGGACTTCGGCGCCGACCTCGGGCCGCGGCAGTTCGCGCTGGACTGCGCGCTGATCGAGCAGGACGCGGTGGCGCTCCAGCTGGCCGTCGAGCAGGTGGCGGCGCTGCTGCTGGATAAGCACGGGCGGCCCCGCGAGCTCTCGCTGCGACTGGACATCCGCCCGGAGCGGGAGTACACGGTCCGGTATGCCGGCTCGCTGCCGGTGGATCGGATCATCGGGCTGGGGCGCTTTACGCTGCCGCTGGTGGCGTATGATCCGTACAGCTATGCCGGCATCACGGATTACGACGAAGGTCCGTACCAGTACGACACGGGCCTGCAATACGATACGGGGCTCCTGTACCCGAACCCGACCGGATTCGAGTGGAAATACGGCGAGCAGCACAGTTCGCTCTACAACCACAGCCCGCTGGTGACGCCGCTGATCGTGACGATATCCGGGGCGGCGAACGGCGTCAAGATCACGAACCGACGAAACAGCCAGACCATGACGCTCACGACGACGCTAAGCGGCCAGACGCTGGTCATCGACGGTGCGAAGGCGACGATCACGAGAAACGGTCAGAACGCCATGTCGGGACTTGTGGCTGGCGATTTCGTGCAGCTCGAGCCCGGAGCGAACCAGCTTGTGTTTGAGGGTGGCGCCCCGAACGCGATTGTGACGTTCGGGTGGCGCCACAGATTTTTGTGAGGGGTGATAGTGGATGGCGAATCTCATTACGATCGGGCCGGATGTCGAGAGTCAGCCACTCAACGACAACTTTGCGGCGTTGAACGATGACATCGTCAATGTTCCGCACGGCCTCTACCGCAACGCCATCATCAACGGAAACTTCGATGTGTGGCAGCGGGGGACGAGTTTTTCAAACCCTCCGTACAATTCGTATTTCGCCGATCGTTGGCGTCATAACGGCGACGGCACTCTTGGAACATTAACGGTAACTAGACAGGAATTTACGCCTGGCCAAACCGATGTGCCTAACAATCCGCGATATTTTCTTCGATACGCGCAAACTGTGGAAGGAACAGGTCAAACATTCAGAAATTTTGAGCAATTGATTGAAAATGCAGCGATATTTGCAGGGCAAACCGTAACGCTTAGTTTTTATGCAAAGGCTGTTTCACCAGTAGTTATTAGTGTTCGTTTCTTTCGAAATTTTGGAACGGGAGGTTCGCCTTCTCCTTTTGAACCCGCTTCGAACTCGGCTAATTTTTATCTAACACCAGTATGGCAAAAGTTTACGGCGACCCTGCAGATATCGTCTGTAAGTGGAAAAACGTTCGGGACCAATAAAGATGATTATCTTATGATGGTTTTTGGATTACCAATTAATACCACATACACAATCGACTTCGCCCAATTCCAACTGTGTGCGGGCAATGTGGCGCTGCCCTTCCATCCGCGCAGCTTCGCGGAGGAGTTGGCGTTGTGTCAACGCTACTACGAAAAATCATACAACATCGATACTCCGCCCGGAACCGCCACAGATACGGGGGCCATCTACGGCGAAACAGAAGACGGAGCTCCCGGATCCGCACACGTTGACACTGTACAATTCAGGGTTCGGAAGCGTTCAACACCGACTGTCATCATATACGGGACAGGTGGCACACCAAACGCCGTAAACGATGAAACGGCGGATCGGAGTATTGGGACCGGGTCGTTTGCAATGCCTAGCGAAACGGGATTCCTAATGAACTACACTCTGCAAAACGCAACGAGCGGCAGAAGATGGTTCCATTATATCGCCGACGCCGAACTGTGAGGTGTGATCATGAACGGCTACAAACACTACATCCGCATTAACGAAGCCGGGGAGATCATCCACGGCTTTTCTGATGCGTTCGAGCAGCCGCAGGAAGGTGACATCCTCGTGCTCGAAAACGGGCCGCGTCATTTTCATCTGGCGTGGCCGGAACCGCTCCGCAATGTGCGCGGGCAGTATCGGTTCCGCTGGATCGACGGACAGCGCGTCGAGCGATCGCAGCAAGAACTTGATGATGAATGGGCGCAGCGGCCGCCGGATCCGCCGACACTTGAAGAGCGGCTGGAAGCATCTGAAGAAGCCCTGCGCGCTCTGATGGAGGCGATGAACAATGTTTAAGTTCATTCTCGGCCAGTGGATCATGCGCAAGGTTGATGCAGCATGGGTTCAGGCTCAGGTACCGCGCTGGATCACGCAGGAACAAGCGGACGAAATTCTGGCGACACCTCAAGTGCCGGGTGAGCCCGAATGACCGCCCCGGTTCGCATCTACG